AACCCTGTTGCGCCGTTTGATACAACAACAACAGACTCGGTCAACTGCAACTGCATGTTGGCATTGCCGTCAATCGTATCTGATCCCACTGGGGTTAACGTCAAGACGCCAGTTCCCCCGTTACGGATGATGGTGAACCAATTGTTCCCTACAGTACTTGCCGAGGGTAGCGTAAACGTACCCACACCACCAGCCCACACCTCAAACTGAGCGCGGTTTGCACTGGTTAATACAGAGTTGGAATAGTAATTTGTGGCGTTATAAGCTTGGTTTAAAGTCAAGCCAGTTGCTAACAAGCCATAACCAGCCAACGCACTTGCATTAGCAGAAGACGTTCCAGCACCAAACACCACTGATGCCCATGTGCCGTTGACAGTGGTGTTATTCGTCAGGAAGATAAACTGCGCAATTCCTGAGGTAATCGAAATAATGGTATTGCCAGAATTGTCAGCGACCGTAAAGGTATTGGCTCCAACGTTGCGGATGAGGATGGATTGACCAGTCGATACCTGAGTCGCAGGGGGAAGCTCAAGCAACCAATTGGCCGTCGCGGTCACATCGATGATGCTACTTGCAGGGGTATTGTCGTTGCCGTTGATAGGCCACTGCAACTCAGTATTTGCCGTCAGTGAAAGTGACTCATAGCTAACAGAAGACGGGGAGATTGTCTGACCTGTAAATGGGTTGGTATATGTTGGCATGATCAGTTATCCACGGCAATTGCTGAACGATCTGCAACACGCAGAGTATCTTCAGTTTTAAGGGCAAGAAGAGATTCGTCAAACATCGACTTCCATAACGCCAGTCGCGCATCATTTTTAAGGAATGGCGCTGTTTGCTTCAGCGTCCCAAACAACATGGCATTTGGCGCATTTATTGTCAACCAATTAGTCTGGTTTGACGATGAAAGAGGTTCAAGTCGGGTGTAGCACAACGCCTCAAAAGCATATGCCAGATTAGGTGTTGGAGCTACCAACCAATGGTCGTAGTCGTAGTCAGCGTAGTACAAGGGTACGCCAGTCGCTGTGACGTCCTGAGCATAGGTGTTCAAGTACTCTAACTTGCGAACCAGCATGGGTTGCTTTTGACCACTGACAGACAACGTCATAGAAGTGGTTTTGCGCCATCTGGCAGGCTTTGGAATCACTGGATTGCCAATGAGCATGGTTGAGTCAACAACCTCCATCTGACCCAAAGTCTTGATGTTTTGTGCAATTTCAAACTCGCACAAGGTAATGAATGTTGGGATTGCGTTAACAACTGCCGCATCAGAGCGTTCCAGATACTGGAGTGCCGTACTCGTCAATGAGTCGTATGTCATCACCCATGATGGAGTTGTTGCCATTTTATCTTCTCTAAATTGGTTTATTCATTTTAGTCTGCCTTCCCAATTAAAACAAGGCGCACTCAGCAGTTCTGCGTTTTGTCAAGCCTGCCAAAACCTTGCCACCACCCTTATTCCAAAGCATCAATTGCTCCTTGGCCCCTTCCCAGTCCTGCGCGTTTATCTTGCGCTTCAGTGTGGAGGTCTGCAATCGTCCAATGCCAAGGTTGTAACAGAAATCCACGACTGCATTGCACTTACGAACGTCAGTAATCAAACCGGGGCAGTTGCGCAGGACGCCGGGAAGGTACGTGTGCTCTAACTCCACCATCAACAAAGCCTTGGCTGTTGGCTCGTCCATGGGATCGTCCGAAAGGGCTACCTTGCGTCCATCGCTGTAGTAGGTCGAGCCGTACCCAATTGTTGGGACACCCGCTGGGCATAGGTACGGCTTGGCCTTGTAGCCCTCAAACTGCTTGCACAGTGCGGCAGCAATCTCTAAGTTCATAGCCCACGCTGTTTCAAAGTTCTGTCGAGGAACCAGTAGTTAATTGTCCCGGACAGCAGAGCGGAGAAGTCAGGGGTCATCATGGTCTTGAACACTTCCACCGCTGGTGCACCAGCCAACCATGCGTTGTAGGCGAACCACACATGGATGAACGACCAGACAAACAGCACCCAATACGTTACCAACGGGCGCACAGAAGCCGATAAACTGGCTACCCACCCACCTGCAGCTTTAACCATCTCTGCCTGCTGCACAATGGCGTTGTTGAAGGCATCCATGACACCCACATCAATTGCGGCTTCGCGGTTAGCACCTATCTCAGCCAGCTTTTGCTGACCCCGCAGGGTTTCTAGTTCGCATTGGCGAGAGAACATACTCAGTTCGTGTTGGCGTTCGTTCTTCTTGTCAAAGAACTTTAGTACCTCGGGGGCCATGCGGAACAAACCGCCAAAGATGGAGCCTAACAAGCCCCCAGATAAAATATCAAGCATTGGATTCCTTAATTGTGAATTTCAAGTTCTTGTGTGCAGGATAATTTACCACCACCTCCCTCTCGGGGCATTTGTACTTGATGTGAGCAAGCAACGTGGCCTCACCCACAGCAATCTTATTTTGCACCTCGGGTGAGAAAGTAAATTTGTACCCGAACTTGTCAACCGTAGGAGTTGCTGGGCCGCTGAATGTTGCAATGCTTGGGATGGCAGGGTGAACAACAAAATCAGAGTCTTTAATTTCAATCTTGAAGTTTGTCACCTCGCAGTCATCGCGCAACTTTTGCCGAGCAACAACAACTTTGAACTCTCCATTTGAGGGGCCGCTTGCAACCTCAAAATGCTCTGGTGACCATTGAAGAATAGCCTTGTCAAACCACCCAAACTTATCGGCAAGGGTGTAACTGCCACCAAGCGCGGCAACGCTTGCGGCAACTGCTCCAATTGCTTTGGTGAGGTCAATCATTACAGTCCAAACATCTTTTTAACGTTTATTCAGCAGCAGGTTCTGCAGGTGCAACTTGGGCCTGTGCCTCTTGCTGAGTTCGACTAATCAATTGATGCACCTGAACAAAGGGTTGGTTGCCCAAATATTGCAAGATTGCGTTGACCAGTTCGGTTGAAAGTGCAATTTTTTCCATAAAACTCTCCGTTTAATTGCCGCTGTTAGGGCCAGCGGTTTGCCCTCTTTAATTATGCCGCAACCCAAGGTAGACCAGCAGTGACTGTGGGTGCTACTTTGCGAAGTTTGTAGGCTGCAAGTTCAGCATCTGCGCTTGCTTCAAATTGATTTTCAGCGCCAGCATCACGCTTGATCCACTCAATTACTTTGGCTTCAGTGAGGTTTTCAAACGGCGTTGGAGTAAGCGGCTTGTTGGCAAACCCAAAGTTGTAATTGTGCGTGAAGCTGTCAACACCGTCTGAGGCGGTGATGCTGAACTGCGCGGTAACCACGATACCGTTTGGATCGCGGATCAGGTTGGTGACTTTGTATTCGTAAGTGTTGGACATGATATTTCCTTTTAAACAGAAGTGATGGTCTGCCAAGCAGTACCGGAATAAACGCTGAGTTTTGCAAGAGTGGTATCAAACACCATCAAACCAGCAGCAGGAGAGGCAATTGCATTCTTCTGTGTCGTGGTCATATTGGGCATACGCACACCCTTGGTGGTGCTTTGTACGTCTAGGATTGCAGAGGCATTTGCTGTTGCGCCAATCCCCACACTTCCAGCAAAATAGTTATCCGCAGTCCCGTTAGCAAAGAAGTTATACCTGTTAGTTCCTGCTGCTATGTCGCTGTAAAAGCCGAAATTGTTTGTTGCGCCTGTGATTGTATTGGTAGCTAAAAAACCAAACTGATTTGTTACTGCTGAACCAGCGCCAATAGTTCCTTGGCTTGCGTTAAAGTGAGTTAAATTAGCTAATGTAAATGCGGATGCAACAGTTTTGGGATTGGCGAAAAATACATTAGCCGCAGTAGTTACATCAGTCTGCACCGTTCCTGATCCTGCAATACCGTAAGTTGTTGCACCGCCAGTAATAGTTTTAGTAACAATAAACGATACATCTGCTTGAGGAGTCCCACCAATCCCTACGCCTCCAGCGCTACTAATACGCATACGCTCAGTACCGCCTGTAGTAAATCCAAGCGTATCAGCAGCAGGAAAGAAAAAACCAGTGTTGGTGTCTCCTGTGGTGGTAATAGCGGGTAGTGCTGCGGTTCCAGCGGAAAAGGTAGATACACCAGTAGCACTCAGCGTCCCGGTGACTGCTAGGCCGTTATAGAAAGTTGCAGCACCACCGGGAGCAATATACAACCGGGGGCTAGTAGCGTCTCCTTCATTTATTTCAAAACCTAAACCAACTGATTGGTTAGTAGCCATCTGCCATCTAACAGTGCCTTGGCTTGTCTCAAAATTTACCCGAGCCGCTCCTGACGTTGCATTGTCGGTGCGTTTTAAATGAAGTATTGGCCCCACTGCTGAGTTGTTTGTTAAAGTTGCATCCGCTGTGAGCGTAGCTAACCCACTTGCACTCACCGTAGTGAAAGCACCCGTCGCAGGCGTTGTAGCCCCGACAGTACCGTTGATGTTGATTGACGCTGTACCAGTTAAGTTTGTCACTGTGCCGCTTGCTGGTGTTCCTAAAGCTGGAGTCACCAAAGTC